ACATAATATTTGGGTCTGCAACAGGTAAAATATCAACTCTTTCATCAAAATCAGCTTGTTTTATTTGTCTTGGGCCACCATAAACATCATATGGATACTCAGGAGGTAAAGATTCTTGGCAAATTTTTGCTAAAATTTTAAATTCTAATCTCATTGCATAGTAACAACGTTTATGAACACCACTCATTACACGTGAGCCACGCTCTAGAAGAGCAATTGTAGTGCCTACAGCTCTATTTTGAGCATCATTACCAATGTTTGAATCAGTTATCGCAGCAAATTTTTGACCTGCTTGAACTACAAATCCTAATAATTGAAATAATGTTGTTGATGGTTCTGTAAAAGGTAAATTAAAAAACTGATCACGTATGTTTCCTCCTGGTGCGTCTACGTCTCTGAACTCTCCAGGTTGTATTGGTTGGTCATCATCTCTTACTCTAATACCTCTTGACTTAAATCCTGCTGGTAAATTTTTTAAAGTACCTGCATCGATCAATTGTCTTAGTGATTGTGTTGCAGCTCTGCTTAATCCACCAATCATGTGTGTTAAACCAAAGCCATAAAAACCTAATCCTGGTAAAAATTTGTAATGCACAAAATATTCTATTCTTGCGTAAGAAATATCATTAGGTTTGTAATTTCTATAAATAGATAAAATTTCACCTGAACCTTCGTCTATTGTTACAATGTATGGAATTTTAATTTTTTTTGCTTTGTTATCAAAGTTTTCATAATCGTCTAAATTTAAATCAACATGCATTTCTAATATTGTATGTAAACTATCTGACTCAGTTTTTTTAACACCTTGTAGCTCGTCAATTTTTTGTTCAACTCTGTCTGTTTGTTGTGTAGGTGTCATTAACTTTACGTCTCTGTAAAACCCAGCAGCTATTTTTTTTGTGACTTCATTCTCAGTCATTTTAATAACATGTGTAATTCTTTCACAATCTTTTAAATCAGATGCATAGTACGGAACTACTAAATCTTCTGCAGGTATAAACTTTGAGCAAGGTCTAGATAAAATTGCATCGTAATATATTTTTTTAAATGTGCTACCGGACAGTGGTAAATAAAATAACATTTGATCCATGTCAGTTGTATATTCTTCCATTTCTTCCATGAGTAAAAAATTCATGTATTCTTTGACACGATCAGCTTGTGCTTCAATAGCTGGTGTTTGAAGTCCTACAACTTTTGTTCTTACAGGACCATCAGATGGTATTAATTCTTTGTAAGCTTGTGCTTGAAATTGTGTCACTGACTCAGCGAGTAAAGGGTGAGTCACACCACTTGCACCTCTAAAAGGTTTTGTTACTTCTTGATATTTTGTACCAAGTAATTCTAGACCTTTGATGTAAGCTTCTTCCCATTCTTTTCTAGAATTTTTATCTTTTTTATATTCTGAAATTAAATCATTTGCCATAGATGAGAGTGTTCGCTCATCCATGTCCTCTGCAAGATTTGCATTAAAATCATCTTGAGGTCTTTCTTCAATTACTTCTTCTTCATCCTCTACAGTAATATCAATCGGTAAACCCTCTGGGTTCTCTTCAACTTCCTCTACAATTTCAGTATTTTTCTCTATAGCCATTCTTAATTGTACCTTATTGGTTTAAACATATCTACTACAAGTCCTCCCTGAGACTTATATGTTTTTTGTGTGTTTCTCATTAAAGGGTTAATTCTAATCGCAAAAGCATCAAAATACAACAGTGGATTTGAAGACTCCATAAAAACATAATCATCTGTCACGGCAGTATCAGAAGCGTCTATGTGATACTTACTTACTATTTTTTTACCAGATAATTTGTGCTTTGCTGGGTATTTAAAATCATTTGAAGATATTTTTTTATAAGGCATAGCAGGGTCAGAAAGAGATACTTTTATTGGTCCTGCTTTAGAATCATACATTCTAGCATTTTTTTTCATAAGTTTTGGCATTACTGCTTCTCCACTTTTGTTAATACCTTTACCTGATGCATAACCATAAAATCTTTCATTACCAGCTTTATACCCTTGACGGAAACTTAATTTGTCAAACGGGGCAACGGCAACAAAATCATAATTTTCCCTTGCAGCCTTCTGCATTAAATATTTCAATGCATGATCTCCATATTGATCTGCTTCAACCATAGGAAAATAGTCATAATTTCTACCAGCTCTACCACTAGCTCTACCAATTTTTTCAATTTGTTTTGTAGTGTTAGCTAATTGTGTTGTCATCGCACTAACTAGGTTTTCATCACCTGCCTGAAAAGCATCATCTAAACCTTGTGAAAGTTTACTTCTTTGATTTAACAGTAAACCTAATTCAATATCTTTTTGAAAAGGGTTAACTCTAAAATCATCAGATAATTGTTGTGCTTTGTTTAAGTTTCTTGCTACAGATTGATTTACATCTGATTGTATTTCGTGAATGAAAAAACCTTTTTTGCCATCAGGAGTAAATCTTGTATCGAACCTTACATGATATATTTGATTTTTTAAACCTGTTTCACTAAAATGTCCTGGTTCTTTTAATGGAGATATATTTGTTTTTATTGGCTCATCTAAATTAAAAATTGTTTCTTTATAATCTTTACCACCCTCAAGTGTGTAACTTGTTTCATTTTGATATTTAGTTTTATTTAATTTAAGTGGTGCAACCTTTTGATTTAAATCAGCCTCTAATCTGTTAAACAAAGCCTTTTCATCTTGAGACAAAACTGGTCTCGCTTTAACTGCTCTTAAAGAGTCTCTTAATGATGCAAAAACACCCATACCAAGTTCACCATTTTTCATAGATCCCATTTGATACAAAGCATCATCTAAACTTGAAATTAAATCACTATCTCCACGGTATTTAATTTTATATCCTCTAATTGTATTCTCTAAGTTTTTAAAAGCTTTGTCAAAATTTTCTTGTGCACCTTTTTGTACACCAAGCTCAGTTGCCTTTAATCTGTTTATAGGATTTAATTTTATCATGGCACCTATTTCATTTGCATCTAATTTGATACCAAATTTTTTTGCAGCTGCTAATAATCCACCTGTTAACTCTCCTGCTTCATTAAAGACAGCTAAGTTAGAATCAAATAGTTCTTCTTTGGATATATTAACTTCCTTACCTGCAAAGGGTCCTGAATCATATTTAAATCTTTTTTCTGTTCTTTCTATTTTAGTGGATGGTTTACCAAATACTCTAGTATTTATTTTTCTCGTTGTAGTGAAATGATTTAGCCATTCGTCTGCAGTGTATTTTCCCCTACCCATTCTCATTGCCCAATCATATGTGGATGAACCAAATGCAGGTGCAATGTCATCACCCATGTGTAGAGGTTGTGTTTTATTTAAAACTACAGGAGGTGTTTTTATTTCTCTTACAGCTAGTTCTTGGCCTTGTGCTTGTGAAGGTTTAGGTTCATAAGTTATTTGTTTGGTCTGTTGTCCGGTAGTCGGTGTCGCTGATTCTTTTTTACCACCAAGAATCCTTCTCCCAAACTGAAATAAACTCCGTAGGGACATTGTCCCTCCTAGTACATTTTTGTAGGTTTGTTTCTACCTAGTTTACATTTTACTTTAACAGATTTACCGGATCTATAGCCCATAGGTTTGTTCATCATCCCGCCACCCATTTTTTTAGAAGGTCTTTCAACTTTTCTTGGATCTCCAACATTTTCTTTGCCAATAACTTTTGCTATTGCAGCTTGTCTTGTTCGTTGAAATCTTTCCTCTTTCATAGGATTTTCGGGACTGCCTTTTTTATAACCCATAGGTCGTTGCATCATCCCGCCACCCATTTTTTTAGGGATAACCATAAACTTGTCTCCTTTTTTAAATAAAATAGAATCTCCTATGTTGCTTCCATTAGATGGTCCCGGTTTTGATTGTCTACCTGCCATTTTTCTTTTTTCTGCTTCCATTAATTTTTTTAATCTTTCTTTTCTTTTAGGGTCTTCCATCATTTTTTTTGATTCTTCAGGAGTAAATCTTTTTAATAATCTTTGAGGTTTATTACTTGTTGTTGCACCACCTCCTTCAGAATATTTCATCATGCCACCACCCATTCTTTTTTCCATCTTATCTTTCATTTTCAAAGGTTGTTTTTTACGGTCTCTCATTGATTCTTCTTTTTTCATTTTAGATTTTAAATATTGTACAGCACCAACTCCTGCTAATGCGATTGGAGCAATTATTTTTCCAAGTCTTGTTGCCTTAGCAGCTTCTACTGATCTTCTTAACATAGCTTTTCTTTTATTAAATTCTGCTGGAGTTTCGCCAGGTTTAAAACCTTTTGCTTTTCTCATTTCTTCCATTGAAGAAAATCTTTTTTTATTAGGATTTGTTTTAGAAGGATTTTTCTTTGCCTCGGGTTTTACAGATTTTATTACAGGTAAATCGAGACCGGAACCTCTTTTAGCTTTCATAACTTTACCTGGTTTTACTTTCTCATCTTGTAAACCCATGCCTCTGCCTTTTGCTTTTTCTGCTCTAAGGATTTTAAAATCTTGTGCATCTAACCTGTTATTTTTATTCTTGTCTAATTTTGCTTGGCCACCTGAGAGCATTCTTCTTTTCCTTACTCTTCTTTCAGCATCCTCTTTCATCAGTTCTGGACTTCTTCGATAACTTCTACCCGATTTTGCTTGGCCACCTGTTAAATACATATTGTCTTTTGCTCTTTCCTTAGCCTCACCGCTTTGCTGCATTCTTTTTTTAAAATCTTCTGGTTTTTCTTTAACTCTTCGTGGCATAAATTCTCCTAATAATATTTATAATCCTTTTCAATTTTAAAGTTCGGTTCGTCCCAATCATCTGAGTATGTTTGTACAAAACCACCTTGTCGGTATCTTAACACAGCTTGGGTCATGGAATCAACATAGT